GCCAGAGTGAAACTCGCGGGCGGCCCTGGGTTAGACTCCTGGGTAAGCCGCTTGCGTGCTGGTGTGAGATCACAACTACCAAAGACGAAAGCCATGCGAATAGTCGGCACTAATTAGTGGAAAACGAAAAGGTGCCGAGCGAAAGATGGGGAGTAATCGGAGATGGGGTGATTGTTGGCCGAAAGGTGTAGGTGGGCGTGGTGGTAACCGACCACGCAGGCATGAAGGACAAAAGGTTCCAACCGTGGGCGGTTGGTTCGTTGAAAAGTGTGAACTGTAGGAGCAGAACCTAGAGGCGTGTACGTCACGCAGCCGCCAGACGGCACTCAAAGGGTTAGGCAGGCAACCAAGCCGGGGGAATCAAACCCGCCGAAATGCTTTAGTTCAGGCACATGGTTCAGTGGCCCGCCACTTCGTTGACCGTCAAGATGAAATAAATTGAAAGATATTGACGCGAGGAGTGGTTGGTGTGCTGAATGCGCTTTTGTTTGTAGTGCGCCACTGTCGGTGGTATTGGTATGGTGGTTAAACAATTTATTGTTACAGATGCGGCATCACTCGGTGAAAGATGACCGTGCGGCCTCCCATGCCATTAATGGACTCTATCCTACCATGTAGGCGTCTTGAAGTTGACGCGACAGCAGTGGTTTAACTTCTGTATCTCAAATATGGCTTTTTCACTGTCGGGGGCGCCCTCACGCGAAGAAACCGTCGGCCTGTTGCAGCTGGCGGTGGCTGATCATGCAACTACCCAGGAGACCGTTAGGCTGACGTTCCCTGATGATCTATCGACGCCCCTGTCGATGGATGCCCACTTGGCAAACAATCCGGTGCTGGACCTGGTGTCCATACTCCTTGACGACGAGGACGTCAACCCTACCCCTGTTGTGGGGAGGCCTGACCCAGGAGTACAGAACGCACCTGATCAATTGCGCCAATGCGGCCTACCAGCGGGCACTTGGGCACGTCTGGACGATCGATCCGACGCCGGACTAACGGCGGAGGAGCCGGACGTGACCACGCCCACTGCCCGCCCTGCCGACAAGATGCCGGCACAATCACCCCCGGATGACTGGGAGGACCTCGCCATCACATTTGGCACCGGGTCCGGCCCGGGACCGGCTTGCGACCTTGCAGCCGCCGTCTCTTTCCCGGAAGAGCGCCAACCTTTGGCGCTAGCACCACAGCCAGGTGCAGTCCCGCCGACCACGGCCGGACCTGTGGCTGCAGTCGTGGAATCGACTGCAGCGAAGGGCGCTAAGCCCGTAAATGCCAAAAAGCCAGCCCGTAACCAGGCTCGTAAACTTGGCCACATCACATGCTACCGCTGCCAGCGCGTCGGTCACAGGTCCGATACCTGTACCAACAAGCGCGTCAAGCGAGACGCCGCGC